GACGCCGACGCTCGAATGGTTTCTTTCGATGGCTGAGATTGCGGTGGCTCGCGAGGGCGTGAAAGTCATCCAGCTAGATCCGTGGAACCGGCTGGAAAGCCAGCGCGGACCGAAAGAGACTGAGCCGGAATACGTGGCGCGCTGTCTGCGCGAGGTGGCGGTGTTTGCCAAGGATACGGAAACGCATGTGCAGATCATCGCGCACCCTGCCAAACGCATTGGCCTCAGGCGTGAATTTCCTCCAGATCTAGAGGATGTTAGCGGGGCTATGCACTGGTGGAACATGCCAGACCAAGGCTTTGTGATACATCGCGATAAGGCTTGGGATAAAGGCCACCGCTGCTACGATGCGACGGTTTTCCACCGCAAGGCGCGTTTCGAGGAGTTGGGCTATCCATGCTCGATGGATGTCCGCTTCAACCCGCAAAGCCGCGTGTTTGAGAGCGTGATAACCAACACCAACGCATAGTTTGCGGTTTCCGCGAACCGGTTTAGCAGGCGAGGTGGGGCAGATGGGAGCCACGATGTCGCGCGCCGGACGCAAGCGCAAGGTGGGAGTAGTCCGTGGTGCTGGCTGGCGCGAGCGCAGCGAAGACCCGAGCCTGCTCGGCAAGTGGAACCGCGCCAGGGACGCCTGGCTGGAGCTGGGCGGCAATCCGTTCCTGGGCTCGCAGGCGGGCAAGCTGTTCGCGGTCCACAAGTCGCTTGCGCCGCTCGAGGTGGAGGCGGCCTACCGCTGGTGCGTTTTCCTCACGACCTACGACCGGGTGATCCTGAACATGGCGCGCAGCACGCGCGGCTCGGCGCTCGATCGCGCCGGGCAATCGCTCGCCAAGGAACACGATGTGGAATGGATTGCGGCGTTTAGGGGGCGCTTCGATGCGGCGCAGGATGCCGTGCTTGCTGCCGGTCGCCCGGCGCTCACGGCCCTCAACCGGCTCTGCCGCGATGAAGCCTCGCAGGCTGCACTCCCCGAGGCGCGCAAGGGCCTGTCGGCACTGATTGCGCATTTTCGGCTTGACGCAGGTTAGTTTCCGTGACGAAATAGAGCCTGCAACCCGTCCCGGCCTTCTATGGCTGCGGCGGGTTTTTGCATTTCGCGAGTACCCGGCCGCTCCCAGCCGGGGATCTGGTCGAGGGCCTGCATCCACGCATCTCGCACGCAGGCCGACCCAGCCCGATGTGGGCCCTCGATCTTTCTAGAGCTACTTGTCCTCGGTGATCTCGGTCGCTGCGACGGTCTTCTCGGTGCCGTCGGGCAGCGTGATGACCTTCTGCTCGCCCTTTGCGGCGTCGAAGCCCTTGTCGCCCTGACGGGCCGGGGCGGCACGCACAGTCACCTCTTTGCCTTGATAGGTGGGCATGGGTAGTTCCTCCATTTGTGGGGAAGACTGGAGAAACGAGGAAGAGCGGCATGGCGTTCCATGGCCCTAGAATAGCTCTAGAAGCCTCTAGGATGACCGTAGGCGCGTTTTTCTGGCCGGGAGGCAGTCGGATGCCACCCAGCCCGGAAAACGCAAAACGAAACGGTTAGCTTGGCCAATTGTGGGGTCTGTATCCGGCAAGGTATGCGTGCAAAAGCTTTGCTGTGGTCTCTGGCACGCTCTTGGATGCCGGGCCTTCCAGCCGGCGCACGGACTGAGGGTGCATACCGAGCAGGGTGGCAAGCTGGGGGGAGGAGAGGCCGAGCGATTTGCGCGCGGCCTTGAACTGGGCGGGTGACAATTCACTCTCCGAGGAAAGCGTGACCGACAGTCTCGCTATCGGTGCAGTATGTGGCGAAGGCGTAGAAGCGGGCACCTTTCTGGCCAGAAGCTTCAACCGTGACACGGCGCACAATTATGCCCGTGCTTTTTTCGATGATCTCGACTGTGTAGGTCTTCATCTGTCTATCTCCTGGTAAGGGGTGGAGGGGCTAGCGCCCCTCCTCGCAGCGGATGGTGTATTCCTTTGAGTGGCCGTGACCGGTCTTTGGGTTGAAGGTGTTGTGGCGGTAGCTCTTGACGGTCTTACCGGAGCCGGTCGTCCATACGCTGCCGAGGCTCAGTTCGTGGTGAATTCCGTTCTCGTCGATCCACTTGCTCATTTCTCTCTCCCTCTCTGATAATGAGAATGTAGCATATCGCTACAAGGACACAAGAGGGAAAATGCAGGGAAGCCAAATTATTTTCGGAGGCCGTGATGGACCCTGAGCTACCGCTGCCCCACGGGTCGGCACTTACTCCGCTCGGCGAAGAACTCGCGGAAATGCAAGCCCAGCTTGCCCACATCATCGCGCTCTGCAATGGCCTCGATCGCAAGCTCGACGACCTCGCCGATCAACTCGGCGTGGATGTCGATCTCACCAATGTCGACTAGGAGGCTCCCATGGACGTGAACATCGGCGGCCTGCTCGGGCTGCTCATCTTCGTGATCATCGTCGTCGCCATCGCCGCCTGTATCCTCTGGGCAATCCAATACTTCCTCCCCGAGGTCTATCCCCCCGCGCGCATAATCGTCGGCGTCATCGCACTCATTGCAATTCTCATCCGCGTGGCCGCATTCTTCGGCGTAGCCGTCGCCGCAAACTATTACATCTCAATGGCTTAGATGGTGATTACGCATGCCGTTCCAGCCCGGCAATCAAATCGGCAATCTGGGCAATCGCTCCGGCATCCCAAAACGCCCGCGCATCGTCACGCAACGGCTCATTGCCATCCTCAATGAAACCGACGAGGACAACATCCCGAAGCTGCATCGTCTCGCAAGCGCCCTCTACAATCGCGCCATCGAAGGCGATGTCGCAGCCATCAAGGAAGTGATCGATCGCGTGGAAGGCAAAGTCCCGCAGCCCATCGCAGGCGATCCCGACAACCCGCTCGTGGTGGCCTCAGTCATCCGCGAAATCGTAGACCCACAGTCCAACGTCATAGCGCTGCCCGATGCTAGCTCTTCCAGAGCCTCTTGAAGGCCAAAAGCTCCGCATCGGAACGGCCCGCGCCTTCAAGCCGCTCCTCGCTCCAGCTCGCTACAAAGGCGCATACGGAGGCCGCGGCTCGGGCAAGTCCCACTTCTTCGCGGAAAGCCTCGTGGAAGCCTGCATTCTGCAGCCGGGAACATCAGCCGTCTGCATCCGTGAGATCCAGCGCACTCTCACCCAATCCGCGAAAAGACTTATCGAGCAGAAGATCGAGGCTCTCGGGGTCGGGCCGCTTTTCCGCATCTTTGAGGATCGCATAAAGACACCAGGCGATGGTCTCATCATCTTTGTCGGCATGCAGGACCATACCGCAGAGAGTATCAAGTCGCTCGAGGGTTTTCGTATCGCTTGGATCGAGGAAGCACAGACGCTTAGCCATCGCTCATTAGCCCTTCTGCGGCCCACGATCCGCGTGGAAGGCTCGGAGATCTGGGCTTCCTGGAACCCGCGCCGCAAGAGCGATGCAATAGATGAATTCCTGCGGACAGAATGCCCTCCGGGGGCCATTGTCGTCCAGAGCAATTGGCGCGACAATCCTTGGTTTACCGAGGTTCTCGAGGCCGAGCGCGTCCTCGATCAGCGCCGCTATCCGGAGCGCTATGGGCACATCTGGGAGGGCGAATATGCAAGGGCTTTCGAAGGCGCTTACTTCGCTTCTGGCCTCAATGCGGCGAAGGCGGAGGGCAGGATCGGCCGGGTCTCCGCAGATCCACTCCTGCCCATTAGAGCCTTCTGGGATCTCGGAGGATCCGGTGCCACTGCGGACGCAATGGCCATCTGGATCTGTCAATGGATTGGTCAGGAAATCAGGGTTTTGGACTACATCGAGGGGATCGGCCAGGTTCTCGCCTATTACGTCGATGAACTACGACGCAGACGACACGATAAAGCCATATGCTACCTGCCCCACGACGGAGTGAACGAGAACAACATCACCGGCAAGCGCTACGAGCAGCACCTACGGGACGCGGGCTTTGACGTGCAGCCGCCAGTGAAGAACCAAGGCCGCGGAGCCGCGGCAATGCGGGTGGAGGCAGTCAGGCGCATCTTCCCCAAGCTCTGGTTCAATGAGGCCACGACGGAGGCGGGAAGGGACGCCCTGGGCTACTATCACGAGCGCAGGGACGACGATCGGAACATCGGCCTCGGGCCCGAGCATGACTGGAGCAGTCACGCTGCGGACGCCTTCGGGCTGATGGCTATTTGCTATGAGGAACCGGCTCGTTCTGCGGGCTTTGGGCGGAAGCTGGTGTATCCAAGGCTCGGGATCGCTTGAGCGCGGCCTTACGCTCCACGAGTTCGTCGTATGCCGTGAGCCAGGGCTCATCGTAGCCGCGCAGCGTCTCCTCCTCGACCTCCTGCGGCGTCCAGTGGGTCTGGTGCAGCAGGTGATACAGGCGGCGGACCTCAGCCTTCAGATACGCCATGCGCGCAGCGGTCTTGGTAATGGCCATCTCATTCCGGAGCCTTCTGGCGGGCGCGGTAGGCTCGCATGCGGGCATTGTGAGTTTCACGGTTCTTGGCGTGCCATTTCTGAAAGCGCGTCGTCGGCGTTATAACGGAGCCGCGGGCTGAGGCGTTATAACAGGCTCGGGAGGTTTAACAGGTTCGATGCGCCGGCTGGAGGGTGAGCTGCTACTGCTCATCTGCGTCTTCTCGACGGGCTTGGTGCTCGGCTTCCTCGCTGGCTTGCTCTTCTGAGCGCACTTGTGCTCGTGGACGAGGTGCGCGGGGACGAGTTCGCCGCATGTGCATCGAAGCATGATCATGGCATGGCTTCGATCAGGGCCAGCAGGTCGGGGGGGAGCTGATCCCTGCGCCTGCCGTATCCCTGCTGGCGCTCCCATGCCGGCCTCGGAGCTTGCCGGCGCTTGCTGGGGATGCCGAAGCGGAAGAGGATGAGGCGGACGGTCGTGGGGGAAATGCCGAAGATCCCGGCGACCTCGTTCACTGTCATGCGAGTTGTCAGGAACATGCGGCAGAGGGCGATATTGCGCTCGCGCCATAAAGCCTCTGCTTTGGCCGATGTGATCCAATCGCTCATGGCTCTTCCTCTAGAGCCTCTTTCTTGCGGTGGCTTGACCACTCGAAGCCGATCGCCTTGTCCACCTCGTCGGCTTGGGCGCGCAGGTAGGCAGAGAGGCGGCGGATGGCATCGTCTTCGCCCTTCACCCAGTCGATGGCGCTCTGGATCGTTTTGGCGAAGTCCTGCGTGAAGGACATATCGTCCCAGAGCAGTATGTCGATGTGGTAGCTGTCGTCATCCTGCGGATAGAGGTCGATGGGGCCGTGCCGGTCGCGAATGGTGAGCAGCACCAGCTCGATGCCGCGTCTGATGCCCTTCTCAAAGTCGGTGTCGCCGGTGGGGCAGACCATCCACTCGTCGGAGGTGCCGATAGCGGCGTTGCAGGTTGCCTTGAATTTCTTCTCCAGCGGGTCGTCTTCGTCGTCGCTCATGGAGGCCATCATGCCGCTGAAGAAGGGCAAAATCTATAGACCGGAGTGCGGGGATATCGGACGCAGATGCTCCAAAGAGTGGCAGTTAGGGCAAACGATTATGAGGTTGTCCGTGGCGTTGTTTCCCGGGTTACGGTCTCTATGATGAACACACAGGATTTCAGTATGTCTATTGTAGCCGCACATTGAGCAGCGTTTCCAAGCGCCTCGTCGCTTCATCGCTCGCGCGAAAGATTGCGCAGACACATACGTGATGCGCCGTTCGAACCGATAGATTTCCCTGCATTCGTGACTGCAAAATTTCCTCGGTCTCGATGGAGAATGACGTATCTGTTTTTTGCATCGAAGACAGCTACTGTGACGCGGCCGATCTGATCCGCCCATTGCTATCGACTTGCAATGGTTGGAGCAATATTTGGCAGTATTCTTTCGATATGCTCGAACATTGAAGTTGGTCGAACAAGTGACGCAGGAGATTGCGATACCACTCAAATCGGGGGCCTCCAAGAAAGTTATCAGTAGCAATATACAGGAGAAACGCCATGCCAGGGAAAGACGATAAGGGCATCAAGCCCGAAGGCCCGCGCGAGCCATACGCCGAGCCGGGCGAGAGCAAGGCCGGCAGGGGCGGGATCGTAAGCCCCGGCGGCACGCAGCCGAAGCCCAAGGAAGACCCGCGCAAGGACGCCGGGGTTGCGCAGCCGAAGAAGTGATCTGGCGGCCCCGGAAGGCGGCAGGGCGCGTCACCAGGTGCTGCATGAGTTCCGGTATGGCCTTGCGCTGGCCGTCGCGCTGGTGGCGCTCCTACCGGCGTGCAATGCGCGCTTCTCCTTCATGGAGCCCACCGTAGTCGTGCAGCCGCAGCCCTATCCCTATCCGCCGCCGGTGGTGGTGCGGCGCTGAAGAGGATCGCGGTCGGCTCCGCACTGCAGACCGCGTACCCCTCCGCCATGCCCCGGCTACACAATGCGCGGTCCGTGAAGCCAGGCCACTAAGCGGGCGCGCAGACCTGCAGCATAGCAGTCGCTCGAGGAACATGCATGCCGAAACTATCGACCTCCGAGGTGCAAGCGCTGCTCAAGGCCGCGAAGAGCGATGCGCTGTCGGCTGCCGAAAGCTCCAAGCTCAGCGAGCGGCGCGGCAAGGCCATGGACTATTACCAGGGCGACATGGCCGCCGACATGCCGGCCGCTGCCGATCGCAGTCACGCCGTCTCCACCGACGTGGCGGATGTGGTCGAGGGCCTGATGCCTTCCATGATGGAGGTGTTCGTCGGCGGCGACCAGCCGGCGGAGTTCGTGGCGGTCGGGCAGGAGGACGAGAAGGCGGCGCAGCAAGAGACCGACTATGTGAACCATGTATTCATGCAGAAGAACAATGGCTTTGTGATCCTGTATACCTTCATCAAGGATGCGTTGCTGTCGAAGAATGCAATAGTGAAGGTGTATTGGGAAGAAAAAGAGGAGCACATCGAGGAGATGTTCTGGGGCCTGCCCGAGGCGGCCTATGGGATGATCAGCCAGAACAAGGACATCGAGATCGTCGAGCACACCGAGCGGGTGGGCATACCCGGCCAGCAGCCGATGGAAGAGGGAGCGTATTGATGAGGCGCAAGGACAAGGAGCGGCTGCTCGAACAGATCGTCGACCGGCAGGAGAGCCTCGACCGTGTGCGAGAGGACAATGCGCGGCTGCGGGATGCGCTAGCGCAAATGAAGGCCGAACTGGATCTTGCGAAGCATGAACTGAAGGTCGGGCGCAGGATACAGGACGACTACAGTCGCATGTCGGATCGGCTCCACGAAGCGCGGGCGGCGGCGAGCATCGCCAGGAGCAACCAGAAGATCCTCGAGGAGGCGCTTGCCAGCAAGAAGGCTGGCGATCCCAATTGGGAGAACGTGGCCGTCATGAAGATGCGCAAGGCCAATTACTGATGGCCATGCCTCCGTTCCCTCCCGGCCCGATGCCGCCTCCGGGTGGGATGCCGCCGCCCATGCCGCAGGGAGCCCCGCCAGGGCCTCCAATGCCTCCACCCGGTCCCGGAGGGCCTCCGGGCCCGCAGCTACCTCCAGGGCCTCCGCAGGGGCCGGGTGGGCCTCCCCCAATGCCAGCCATGCCGCCTCCGCCTCCGCCCGTTCCGGAGCGCGTGCATGACGTGAAGATCTCGCGCGTGCGGCGCTATGGCTGTGCGCGGGTGGAGAATGTGCCGCCGGAGGAGTTTGGCGTGAGCCGCCGCCAGCGCTCGGTGATGCTCAGGGACTGCGACTATTGCTATCACGAGGTGCGGCGCACGCAGGCCGATCTGATCAAGGACGGCTATGACAAGGCGCAGGTGGAGAGCTTGCCGGACTATACCGGCGACGGCGGCTCGGAGGAGGTGTCGCGCGATACGGTCGACGACAACAGCTTGGAGGCGTCGGAATACCTGAACCGGGCCACCCGGCAGATCCGCGTCACCGAGCACTACATCCTCATGGACTATGAGGGGAACGGCAGGCCGCGGCACTACCGGGTGACGACGGCGGGCAGCGGAGCCGAGATACTGAAGCGCAAAGGCAAGCCGGAGATCGTCCCCGACATCGTGCGCTTTGCGGCGATGACGCCGGTGATCATGCCGCACCGCTTTTTCGGGCTCTCGCTCGCCGATCTGGTCATGGACATTCAGCGCATCAAGACGGCGCTGATCAGGGCGATCCTCGACAACATCTACTTCGCCAACAATCAGCGGCTGGAGGTAGCCGAGGACGGAGCCACAAAAGACACCATAGACGACGTGTTGGCGAATAGGGTCGGCGGCATCATCCGCACGCGGCGCATCGGCAGCGTGGCACCCGTTCCCAACCAGCCGATCGGCAACTTCGTTTTCCCGGCGATCGAATACATGGACGGGCAGCGCGAGTGGCGCACGGGGGTGACGAGGCAAGGGCAGGGATTGGACCCGAATGCCCTTCAAAACATAGGCGAGCGGGCGGTTTTGGACGCGCAATCGATGGCGCGTGGCAAGATGAAGCTATTCGCCAGGATCTTCGCGGAGACGGGCATTCGGGAGATGTTCTGGTTGCTGCATACGACCATACGCCAGAATGCCTCGCAGGCGGAGACGGTGAAGCTGCGCGGCAACTGGATCGAGGTGGACCCGCAGGAGTGGCGGCAGCGCGACGATCTCACCATCAATGTGGGCTTGGGCACCGGCAGCAAGGAGCAGGAGCTTTTCGCCCTCGACAAGATCCTCGGCATTCAGGTGAATGCCATGAAGATGCCGGAAACCAATCTGGCCGGTCCCGAGCAAGTCTACAACACGGTCGAGCAGATGACCCGCAAGGCCGGCTTCAAGAGCGTCGATCCTTTCTTCACCGATCCCACCAAGCAACCGCCGAAGCCGCCGACGCCGAAGCCGGAAGAGCAGAAGGCGATGGCCGAGATGCAGATGGCGCAGCAGAAGGCGCAGCAGGATCTGCAGATGAAGCAGGCCGAGATGGCGATGCAGCAGCAGCGCTTTACGCAGGAGATGGCGATGCAGCAGCAGAAGGCGCAGGCCGATGCCGAATTGCAGATGCAAAAGCTGCGCATGGAAGGAGAACTGCAGCGCGAGCAGATGGTCGCCGAGATGGCTCTGAAGCGTGAGCAGATCGACGCCGAATTGAGGCTCAAGGGGCAGCAGCTCGAGGCCGAACTGGCGATGAAGGAGCGGCTCGGGGTGCTGGCGGCGCAGAGCAAGGCCGCGGCAGGCAATGGCGGCACGTCGCCTGTGCGGCCCGGCGGGGAGCCGGGCTGATGGCAGACGATGAATTCGCCCTGCGCAAGGACATGGAGCGCGCGGCGATCGCGCAGCAGCTTCTGGAGAACTCGATCGTGGTCGAGGCATTCGCCGAACTGGAAGCCTCTTATCTCAATGCCTGGAAGGCGGCGCAGCCGCGCGATACGGAAGGCCGCGAGAAGCTCTGGCAGGCGGTGCAGATCGTCGGCAAGGTGAAGACGCACCTCGAACAGACCGCCGCCAATGGCCGGCTGGCGAGCCGCCAGATCGAGCGCGACTTCCGCCCGCCGAAGCGCTTCGGGATAGTCTGAAGCGTGACCTTTTGAGGCTGCTAAGTCCTTGATATTCCCTCGGCGCGCAGCCAAAGCGTGACCTTTTGTGCAGTGCAGCACCACATTTACCCCACAGGGTGGGGTAGTCTGACTTTCACCGACTAATGCCGACTTAGAACCGTTCCAAGGGAATTCCCTTCATGTCCGAGCCTACCCAACCCGACGCGGGAGCGCCGGCTCCTGAGCCTATTGCTCCCGTTCCAGAGCCTTCTCCTCCACCTCCTCCCGCCTCCGACGCGCCAATTACCGCGCGAGAGGCGGGCGACCTCATTGCCGAGCAAGCCTCGGACACGCAATCGTCCGACAAGGATGATGCCGGCCCGGCCGAAAGGCCCGTCCCCGGCGAGACTAAGGAGCCCGATCCCGCTTCCGAGCCGTCCATCGAGCCTCCGAGGTCTTGGTCCAAGGAACACAAGGAAGCCTTCAAGGCCCTCCCTCGCCATCTCCAGCAGGCAGTTGCGGAGAGCGAGCGCGCCCGAGAGGCGGACTTCCTCCAACGGACCAGAGAAACCGCCGAGCAACGCAAGGCCGCCGAGGCCCTGGCGCAGCAGGCGGAACAGGCACAGGCACAGGCAAGAGCAGCCTACGAGCGGTCGCTGCCGCAAGAAGTGCTGCTGCTGGAGGCCAAGTACCACGAGGAATTCGGGACGCCCACCGAAGCTGAAATAGCGGAGTGGGAGAATACCGATCCGGCCAAAGCGGTACGCTGGAATGGTGCGCTTCAGCGCGTCCTGCGGGCTCGCAGGGAACTGGAGCAGCAGCAATCCCAGCAGGCCCAGCAGCAGCAGAAGGAGTGGCAGGAATTCGCTCAGGCGCGCGAGGCGTGGAAGGATGCGGAAACGCAGAAATTCCTCGAGAAAGCGCCTGAGTGGAAAGACCAAGCGACCTACGGAAAAAAGGTCGCCGGGATGATGGACTATTTGGAGAATGGCATCGGGTTCGAGCGAGAGTTTCTCGAACGCGCCGCCAACGAATATCTCCCGATCCAGATCCATGACCACAAGTTCCAACTGCTCGCCTGGAAGGGCTACCTCTACGACGAGGCCCAGAAGGCTGCCCGCAGCCCGTCACGTGCCCCTGTTCCACCTGTCCAGCGTCCGGGCGTCCCTCCCGCAAGGGGAGAGGCCAACGAGGCTCGGCTTAGAGACCTCAACCGCCAATTGGACCGCACCGGAGACGCCCGCTCGGCCGCACGGCTGATCGCGGCAATGAATGGCCGGTAGGTCCGCAGGGGACCATCAATGGCATTAGACGCAGATACCTTCCTCACCTACGACAGTCGAGGAAACAGAGAAGACCTGAGCGATATCATCTACAAGATCGCTCCGACGGAAACGCCGTTCGTGAGCGGCGTCGAGAAGGTGAAGGCGACTGCCACCAACCACGAGTAAGGTAAAATCTGCTCGTGTAAAATTTGGCTATTTGCATTAAACTCCTTAGAGCGTCGGACCCCATAGAGGAAAAGTTCCGGTGATTGGACTAGATGCAGGTAAGGCCTTTGCTTACGTTACCGGCGTTTATCTCGGTGATGGATGTGTGACGATCCGGCGGGTAGTTGGGGAAACTCCCAAGCCTACCTTCCGGCTAAATACCATCGACGAGGATTTCGCCCGCACTACCGCTGCCGCATTGAGGCTGCTTAGCACTTACAAAGTGACGATAGGCTCTCATGCGGTTTCTAGGAGCAGCAAGCCGAATTGGTATCTCTGTCTGGGCGATCGGGCATTGTGCGCGCGCCTTGTGGGAGACACCGAGAAGAAGCGGATAATTCCAGAGGACGTTTTCGGATGGCCTCGCGACCTGAAGCTGGCGTTCATCGCCGGTCTGATGGACAGCGAGGGCTATGTCGGGCGTAATGTCACGCCCGCAGGCAGTCGAAAATTTACTCTTGGCTACAGGTCATGTGACCCTTGGTTTCATGATTTTATCCGACTTCTCCAATCTGTCGGCATTCTGATCGGTAAGATTGGCGCTGACACCCTCCCGTCTGGGAAGGTAGCACGCCGGTTCTCGATCAAGCTGCATTCTTGGGTAAAAAGCGGAGCCTATTTCAATATCGCGCGCAAACAGCGGCGAATTGAGGAATGGGCGGCAAAGGCAACCCCAGAGACTAATACGCCAAACATCCCTCTTGGATGAAGACAGAGTCCGATCTCCGCTCGAAAGACGGAGAGGGCGGCAGAAATGACCGCCCCGGCCCGCAAGGGCTGGTAACAGAATGGGCAAACCCAAGACTTAGCCCCCGCCGCCGCCAACCACGTGCTGGAAGGCGACGACGCGACGACCGATGTGGTGACGCCGACGACCCGTCTCGGCAACATCGCGCAGATCAGCGATAAGGTGGCGCGCGTTTCCGGCACGCAGCAGGTGATCGACAAGGCCGGGCGCGACAACGAACTGTCCTATCAGATGGCTCTGAAAGGGCAGGAGCTGAAACGGGATATGGAATTTATCCTGCTCAGCAATACGGCCAAGGTGGCGGGCGCGGAGGCAACCCCGCGCAAGCTGGCGAGCGTGCTTTCGTGGATCGGCACCAACGACAGCTTCGGTGCGGCTCCCGGTGCATCGCCCGCCACCCTCGACGGCCTCGCCACGCGGACCGATGGCGTGCAGAGGGCCTTCACCGAGGCGCTTCTGAAGCCCGTTCTGCAGCTCATTTGGAACGAGGGCGGCAACCCGGACACCATCCTCGTGGGCGGGTTCAATAAGCAGGTCTTCAGTACCTTCACCGGCCGCAGCACGCCGCAGGAACAAGCCACGTCCAAAAAAATCGTCAATAGCGTGGAAATTTATGAAGGAGATTTCGGGACTTTGAAAGTAGTGGCTGATCGCTTCATGAGAGCAAGGGACTGCTTGATCTTGGAAATGGACAAGTGGGCAATCGCGTATCTCAGGAATATGCAGCGCATCGACCTTGCCAGGACCGGCGACAGTGAGAGGAAGCAGATCCTAGTAGAATTTACGCTTGAGGCCCGCAACGAAAAAGCCTCGGGAATGGTTGCCGATCTGAATACCGCCTAACACCTATCGCCGCCACGTCTCCCCAGACAGCCGCATGGCTTACTCCCTTAGCTCTGTGCGACCTCCCGGCGTGGCGGCGACCCACCATCCCTCAAGAGCCTTTTTTCGCGTCTGCGGCGTTCTCTGACGCAGGAAAGCACAGGAGAAACGCTATGGGCCGCCCCAAAGGCTCGAAGAACAAACCCAAGGCCGCCCCACCCAAGGCGAAGGCGAAAGCCAAGGCGAAGCGCAAGACGCCGGCCAGGGTGTCAAAACCCGACACCCCTCCCGATTGGCTGCGCAAGGCCATGGCGGTGAAGACACCGACCAAGCCGAAGGTCGGCCGCAAGCCGAATGCGCTCAAAGCGAAATTCAAGGCAATCACGGCGAAAGCCAGGAGGAAGAAGATGACCATTTCCAAGGACAAGCCGCTCCCCGATCCGCTGGGCGATCCCGACTTCCACGCCAAGGTGGATCGGTTGCCGGCCGAAGAGCAGGTGAAAATCCCGGAAGACCAGCGGCAGCAGGCGAAGGGCACCAAGCTTACCGAGGAGCAGGAGCCCGAGGTGGAGCCGCTCTTCGACGAGGCGGCGGCCGGCGCTGAAATTCCGCCCGAGAACGCGCAGGCGCTCATTGCCGGGACGATGGGCGGCTCCGGCGATCACCACGCAATGGCCAAGCGCATTCTAGAGCGTTTTGTGGAGGCCAATTGGCTGATCACCAAGGGCGCGGAAGGCACGCCTGCCGGCATGGCGATCAAGGAGCGGAGAGAGATCCAGGAAAAGGCACGGAAAGAGGCTGAGAAGGCGCGGGCCGGGGATGACCCCAAGGGCGCTGACGCCGGCAAGGGCAGAGGCAAGAACGATCCCAAGGGCGCGGACGATCAGAAGGGCAAGAAGTGAAGGAGCCGCGGCCTCCAGCGCTCGAGGGCGGCGATCCAGATCCGGAGGAGGACGAGTTCCTCTCCGCGCTCGCGCCGCTCGATTACGTGGACAATGAAGAAGCGCAGGCCGTCATTCGCGACGCTTTAGGCGGCGGCCTGCACGGCTCCCGTGCGCAGGTGGTCCTCGCGCGCTTCGCCAGGGAACGCTGGCGCATCATCAGAGAGGGGTAATCATGGGCACACAATATTGGGGTGCGGGCCGCATCGGCACGCATCAGTCGATAGCCTATACGGGCACGGCAGGCACGATCGCCAATGCCATTACGGTAGGCTCCTACAAGGTGCGCGTGGTGGCAACCTCGGCCTGCTATATCGCTATGGGCACTGCGCCCACGGCCACGACTGCGGGGCTGTATCTGCCGGCCGATACGGTGGAGTACTTCACCTGCTCGCCGGGCGAGAAGGTATCGGCCATCCAGCTCTCGGCGGGCGGCACGCTGCACGTCACCGAGATCAGCTAGGCACATGGCATTCGGGCGGCTCGGAGCCTTGGGCGGCGGCTTCGGCCGCCTTGGCACGTCTGGCGGTGGGGTCACTGCGGCCGGCGGCGGCGCAGCGCTGCTCACTGGCGAGACGGACGGTTTCGCTACCGACTTCACCTACGCAACGGACGCATCCAGGGTGGCTGTGAAGGCCGCCAGCGCGGTCACGAGCTACGCACTGGACAGCTTCTATTCCAACACCGGCACCAGCCCAAAGCAGGTCTTCGATGTAAGCGGCAATCTGGTCTGGTCGCCGCACAATATGTTTCTGAATTCTGCGGCACCGGTGACGCAGACTGTCACCACGGTGGTCGGACAGAACTACACCGTTACCGTTACCGGCTCTGGCTCAATGACGGGATCGAGCGGCGCGGCCGGTGTGGCGACTGCAGGTGCGCCTCTGACCTACACCGCAACCGGCATAAGCAGCATTTTCACTAAGGCCGGCACCGTCACGCAGATCCAGATGAACCGCGGTGCGGTGGCGACGGCCTACATTGCCACGACTGGCACGATCAAGAACGGCCTCGCCGTCGATTACGACCCGGTGACGCATGTAGCGCGCGGGCTGCTGACAGAGCCCGTAGCGACGAATTTGCTCTTGAACAATGCTACGCTCAGCACGCAGTCCGTAACGGTGACGGCGGTTGCGCACACGTTGTCATTCTTTGGGACGGGAACGGTCACGCTCTCGGGCGTATCGACTGCTGGACCGCTGGTAGGCACTGGCGCAAACGATCGTGTTTCCCTGACCTTCACGCCTACTGCAGGCAGCCTCACGTGTACGGTCACGGGAACCGTTTCCAGAGCCCAATTAGAGACGGGCGCCGTCGCCACGTCGCCGATCAATACCTTCGCTGCCTCTGCAACGCGGGCGGTGGATAGCTACACGTTCACCCCTGCGTCGATCAATTACAGTGCAACGTCGGGAAGCTGGTGGTTTGAGCATTATCAGATTGCTGTGTCGGCGAGCAGTCCCAGGCTGCTGCTGTTTTCCTCTGGAGCCTATCTTGCCCTGCTAACCAATCAGTATCTGCTGCAGGATGGGACGGGGCTTTATAAAAATATCGGTAGCACGATTGCCGGCACTACGCAGAAAAATGCCATTGCTTATCAGAGCGGCGACCGGGCCAATACAGCGATGGGGCAAGCTGTCGTAACCGATGCCGGATCGACGACGCTGCTGTTGGCCCCCGGTGCGACCATTACTTTAGGTGGCTCGGGCGGCACGATCTGCCAAGGCTATCTCCGCAAAATCTACTATCTGCCGCGCCGCATGCCGAATGCCGAGATGCAGACGGAGACGGCATGAGCATCAACCTGATGTTCCGCTCCACCACGCGCAAGGACTTCGAAGCGATGGCGCGGACGGCACAGTTCATCGACGCCGAGAACAAGCCGCTGCCGGGGATCGACGTGGACCCCACCATAGGCACGCCGGAATACGAGACGGGCATTCCCATCGTCGAGGTTCCCGCCTCGCCGGAGGGAGAGGTTCCCGCAGTTCTCAAGAGCGGCTGGCACTGCAACGTGCGGGTCAGTGGCGAGCGCGAACAGCAGGAAATCAGCGGCCTGCCGCAGACTGACGTGGACGGCAATTTGCTGCCGGCGGCAGAACGGACGCATTTCGGCATCGCATTCTCGGACAATGGGACTGTCGTGGTGGATGGGACGACTGAGGGCATCCAATACGCCAACGTCGCGCTTCTCAACGAGCTGACGATCGCATCACCGCAGAGAGTTTGGCAATGACGCTGAAGACCCGCGCCGAACTCAAGGCCGAGAACGCTGGCGACTTCCCCAACAACAACACCCGCCTCATCTCGCCCGCCGACTTGCGCGGGCAGATGGATGACGTGGCGGACAGCGCGCTGCTGCGCGAGGACATCCCTGGCCTGAACGTCTCAGAGGCGGTCGTCACCGCGACCGATGACGGTACCAAGACGCTGGCCGAGTGGACGCGCGACATCGTCAATGGCGGCATCGGGACGCCGGGCAGCGGTATCGTCATTCATATCGCGCAGAGCATTGCGGAAATGCGCGCGCTGCCGGACCTGACGGTCGGTTCTATCATCTATGTCGGGCCGCGGGCTGACCAGTTCGTGGTGGTCGACGATCCGCTGCTCAGCACGGACGGCGGCACCGTCTTCATTCCCGACAGCGAATTGAGCGAGCTTTACGAGGAGGCAATCCCGCCAGCGACATTCGCGGGCGCGACCGGCGCGAATGTCGCGATGGAATACGACCTTGCCCATACCGGCATCGACTTCGAGAGCGTCGAGCTGGTGCTGACGGACGGCGGCGAAACAATTGATATCTGGAACCTGCACGGGCATGTGTATTTAACGGGATCGGCAGAGCGGGTTGACTGTCCGCAGCTCCCTCTCATCGATACGGGTCGAGGAAAATTCCGCGATCCTGGGGCATATATGACCGGCACCAAGCCGGCCTCCCATCCAGCCATCCGCACGGGCGGGGCGCTGCTCCGATACAAATACGCCACCAGCGGGCTGCGCCTGAAGCGCATCATCGGGCCGGTGTTCCTGCTACGCTGGTGGCCGGTGGTGGCAGTGGACGACGAACTCCCCGGCGAACAGACCGATAATAGCGGCAGGATCTGCTGGTGCATGAATGCAGCGGCGGCAGCGAAGGCCGAAGCGGTGCTGGTCGAGCGGATGTACTACTATCAGCGCTGTGTCGAAATTCCGGACGGTGTGGAACTGCGCGGCCTTGGGCCAGGCATCTCCGGCTTTCGCGTCATGGACAACGGGCAGTTCAAGGAGATGCTGCTCACCACGTCGTCCGATGGAGCCGCCGCCGATCAGTCCCTCAACCCCCTCGCAAAGCCGGCAACCCGTCTCTGGTCATACGACTCCAGCACGTATTCGCAAGCCACTACTTTCCTTCACGCGACTGGCGCGATGCGTATCCGCATCAGCGGCATCGAGTTCGACGGAAACATGGATAATAATCTTCGGCTTTTCTCGGAGACGGACAATACAGGACATAATACTGAATATGCCTATAAATATGCCAATCAAAGTGTCCATCTTTTCAACACTGTTGCGTCAGCGGCTTTTGTCTACGGTAATGCGGGCGGGCGCATAGTTACGCGCGGCAGCGTTTGTCATCTGCATAATGTCAAGATGCACGGCTACTCGCATCTAGTAGTGGGTAATCTCAATGTTGTGTTCTACGGAACCGGCCTGCTGGAACTTGGCAACGTCATAACCGGCCACTGGTCTTATTTCGCGGATGGGTTTTTCGAGAATATCCGCTGTACAGGTCATACGACATCCGATGGCCTGCGGCAGCATTATCTTGTCGCCAAGTCGGTAGAGTATATTCTCGCTCCGCACCCGCTGGCCATGTTTGAGATGCCCGCTACGTTTTCCGGACCTCCGCCATTCGGAAACCAGTACGCTCCGCGAACGATGCGGCTCATTGGATTCAACGAGATACCGCAGACACAGGTTTATCAGACCATTACATCAGGCGGCGATCAGGGATGGCCTTATCCGCAGCTTCCCCCGTCGCGCATTCTCATTGAGAATTTCTTCGTCGATGCAACCGGACTGGACGACTGGCCGCAAGCCTATGCGTATGAGCCCGCCATTCCGTTTGTTGTGGGCGGCGACAACTTTCACATCAAATCGGGAAGAATTCGGTTCGGTTCATTCGTGTCGGGGGCATCAATCCTCGTAGATACAAACATTAATTCAGCCGGGTATGCGCCGTTCAAGAACCAGCTTTTTGAAAACCTGAGCGTCGAATACGCATCGCGCAAAGGCGTCCAGCTCCAATCGGCAGGCGTCGTCGATCCCGGCGCGGCGCAACTGAACTACCGCAACATCACATTCGAGCCACGCGCTGCGACCCATATTCCCGGCGATCCTGGACCGTCAGGCGTAAGCGTTTTGCTGGGATCATGGAGGTTTTACGAGTTTGTTCCTCCTGAACCGTCAGGGTCGCCGCTGGTCTATTCCATCTATGACGGACGGGAGTTTGAGTTCAGCGCTGTCACGGTCGATGCCACACTGAACGGCAAATACATCGACATCACGCCGCCCGACCCGGTGGCCCCGACGTATCGATTTTGGTTCGATTACGGCAGCCCCGGTCCCGGTATTCCGCCTGCAGCAGGCGGCGCAACGCTGGTGGAAGTCAATGTCCCTGCCGGGGCCACGACAGCAGCTACAGCCGCGGCGTTTTCCAATGCCATTGCCGGCACCATCGCTTCGCCCGCCGTTCCCGCCCCATACCTGACGGCAGCAACCTACGGCACGAAGTCGGTGGTCGGCGCATTGTCGCATTATCGCAGCCAGGTGAAAGGCGGCTACGTCGGAACCGATGTCACGAACGCGGTTGGAGTGACGACAGCCCTGCGGGCGCATCGCCGCAACTATGAGCCTTCGGTCATCAATTTCGAGAACTTTATTGCTGCGGACCCGACCTACATCGGTTTACTGCTGCTCTCGGAGATTGGCGAGCATCGGGATATTTATTTCAATTTCAAGGACTGCGTTTTCGGAGCCTGGCTGGCAAGCGGCATCACCCTGAACGGCACCGGTAGTTTCGCCAGCGCTCCTGTCCTCGCCATCATGGATCAGGTGCATTGCGATTTTCAGGATACGACTTTCGATATGCGCGACTCGCTCGCGTCCTGGTCAACGCTCGATCTTCATTTCTATGCCAGCAAATATCGCAATTGCCGGATCAGGACGCCGAACTCGATAACAGGGGTCTCGGCGCTCGGTGCCGGCTATGAGGTGCTGCTCAGCGAGGAGAGTGGTGTCTCCACGGTGACGACGCTGGGAGGCGAAACCTTTATCGATATCCAGACCAAACTATTCTGGGTTCCGAAGGAAGGGCAGACCCGCCTCTATCCGGCCGACGCCGCGGCGGCGGTAGTTTGGAACGGGCCAAATATTCCGTCTGTGGAATGGCGCAGAAGCGCGAGGCCGATCGGCGGGGCGACCATCGCACTGGGCGGTGGCGGGTCTTACTACCAGGGCACTGCCGGCATCAATGAGGACCGACGCGCTCCGGTGCTGCGACTGAATTTCGGCGTGCCGCTGCCGGCGACGACGATGAAGATCGGCTGGTCCGCGGCGGTGTCGCCATGAGCATCCGCACCCGCTTTCACCCGCACAGCGACGGCACGGTCACGGTGCAGCGGACTGATGACGTTGAGCCGGTCCTCGACTGGAACAAGAAGCTGCAGACCACGCCGCAGACGCGGACGGAGAGCTTTCACCACATTGCCTCGATCCCGAACATCGTCATCGAGCAATGGCTGATCGAGAGCGGCCTGAAGATGGGGTCGCCTGAGTTCACGGTCTTCATACGGAAGAAGCTGCGGGATCGCGACTGGCTGTTCCTACGCACGACCGACAAGAGGTTCTGATGGCGCTAGACACCTACGCGGCTCTCAAAGCCTCCGCCCTGGCGTGGAGGGTTTGGCAATAATGGCTGTAAAAACGCGGGCCGAACTCAAGAGCGAGAACGCGGCCGACTTCCCCGACAATCAGGCCTATCTCATTTCGCCCGCCGCCTTGCGCGAGCAGTTGAATGACATCGTCGATAGCGTGGTATTCCCTGCAGATAGTGGCCTGATGGGGCCACCAGGGCCTGCCGGCCCCGCGGGGCCTGTCGGTGCAGCGGGGTCAATGGGACCACCAGGGGCCACGGGGCCAGCGGGACCGGAAGGGCCATTGCCGGACGTGGGCGGGCTGTCGGAGGATTGGGAAACCCTCTATCAGCCGTACCGGCCACCGCCGGGCACTGATCTGACAAGCAGTGAGGCCACTGTCTGGGAGTATGACCCAGACCAGCCTGCAACCGTCATCGCGGGCGATTTGGTTGTCGTGAAGCGCGGCGACGGAGACGCCAACATAGACGAATACAGCGATGTGCTACCGGCCCCGCTGCTGTGGGTTCGGTCGCACTATCGCGGATCGAATTCCTTGGGAGTTGCTGGCGGAGGTGGTTATCCAAAGACCATGATCCGCGGCGCTTTGACGACGTTTGAAGTCGGTGACAATTGCGATCTCGGACGGTGGAAATGCTCGACCACGGGAGGGCTGGGAGGCACGCCGACCGGCGTGTTCGAGGGTGGGGCGGTCTTCACGGATTACTGGGGTGCCTATCGTGCAGTCACTCCCGGCGTAACGCCGATCACGTATGGGGCGGCCGCCGGCGAAATCGTGGGCTACGAGAACAACTTCGGCGGCAGGCTTCGTTTTTCGCTGATGCCGGACTCGGTGCTGCAGACGGTGCGGCGCGTCGTCGGCGAACTGCGGGATTTCCTTCTCTACAGAACTCAGGCGTCCGGCGGCGATACGTCGCTCCGGTTCTGGTTCAACTCGACGACCGATCTTGCCGCCGATCCGTTCACGATGACTTCCGGATCGGCGGTCGTATCGGTGGCACATACGGCGCACGACAAGGCGAATGGCAGCTTCGCACAGTTTGCTGGGGCGACAATAGCTCACGGCATCACTATCTCGGGCTGGTATACGATCTTCAACGTCAGCGCCAACGCCTACGACATCACGCACACGACGAACGCCACCAGCTCCGGCACCGGCGGCGGCGGCAACGTCGGCGTGGGCTTTACCACCGACCTTCAGAAGATCGTCAAATACGCCGAGGTAGCAAGCCTGCCTGCCAACGCCCGCGTTCTCTACATCCTCGCCTGATGAGCGACAAATGACAACCGAGGAAATCCGTGAGCGCGCCGAGGAATTGGACGCTGCCCTCGCCAACCCGACCGTCGAGCTGCTGCAGGAGTTCAACGTCTTTACGACGCAGGTGCGCAATGCTGCCTGGGATGACCCGGCCTTTCAGGTGGCAGGCGAACCGGTGCCGCTGCAGGTCTTTCATCAGAGCACTGAAGCATTGATCGGAAGCCTGCAAACCTATCTCAGCCTCGAGGCGCACGCCAACCCGATCCCGGTCGGGCTGCTGGACGGCAATATCGAGGCGTGGCGTCAGGCGCTGGCTGCTATCTGAGGACAATGAGATGGCACTTGACACCTATGCGGCCCTGAAAGCCTCCGCCCTGGCGTGGATCGAGCGGACCGGCGATCCTGCCGCCACCGGCATCGTGGACGACTGTGTGACGCTGTGCGAGGCGCGCATCAACAAGACGCCGACGCTGCGCATGTCGCACATGGAGACGCAGGCGGTGCTGACGCTCGCCAACGGCCAGGCGGACCTCCCTGCCGACTTCCTGGCGATGAAGCGGGTGGTATCCGGCTATGGCCCTGGCGGCGGCTTCGACGAGGGCTTCGATGTGGGCTTTGACATTGGCGCTGCGGGGATGCCGGTGCTGGTGGGGACGGCGCGGCTGATCGTCTACGCCGAGCCGGGCTGGTATGACCAGGCGCATCCGACCGGCACTTCGGACGAGAGCGCCGGCTTCTACACCATCATCGGCACGACGCTGCATTGCCGGTCCTCGTCGACGCTCGGCATCCTCTACTACGCCAAGGTACCGCTGCTGGCGACGAACGATCCGAACTGGCTGCTGGTGAAAGCGCCGGACGTGTATCTGTTCGGGACCATTCTGGAGATCCTGAACGCGCTCGAGGGGCAGGGCGTGGAGAAGTATGCGGGGCTGTTCGGGGGTGCCGTGCAGGCTCTCATTGCCTCGGAGACGTTCTCCCGCGGCGGCGTGCTGACCATGCGCGCTTCAATGCCGACTCCTTGACATGGCGGGCAATATTTGGGGCGAGGGTCCGCGCGGCGGGATATTCGGCGCGCGGATAGACCCGCAGCCACAGCCGCCTCCTGTGGACCGGGAAGCGCAGGTTCTGGCACAGTTGCAGGCGGAGCAGCCGGGCTTCGAGGACAGGATTGCGCAATGGTGGGGATCGCTTCCTCCCCCAGAGCGGCAGCGATATATTCGGGCTCTTGATGAGAGGGCGAGCGAATGAAGGCACTTACAGAAGCCGAAATGGTGGGCCAGCGCTTCGGTAAGCTTGTAGTGCTTGGCCTCGCAGGGAAGGGAAAACGGCGTGGAAAGCGCTATTGGCTCTGCCGCTGCGATTGTGGGTATGAGAAATCAATTGAGGGGCACAGCCTTCGTAACGGAAATACCAAAACATGCGGGGTGAAGTGTATCCGCACCTTCAAGCATGGACATTCATCGAGCACGTTCTTGAGCCCAACTTACCACTCCTGGATGGGTATGAAAGCGCGCTGCCGGCAAGGGTGGAGGAAGGGCGCAAAATACTATATCGGACGGGGCATTTCTTACGATCCGCAATGGGAGAAGTTTGAGAACTTTCTTGCCGACATGGGCGAGCGTCCTGCGGAATGCGACAGCCTAGACCGCATAGATACCGATCAAGGGTATAGCAGGGCCAATTGCCGGTGGGCGACATGGACTGAGCAAGCCCGCAATAGGAGAAATTCAAAGACATTTACCTATGAGGGGCGGACTCTGCCCATAGCAGAGTGGGCTGAGAAGCGCGGTATTTCATACATCGCAGCATATAAGCGCATCATAAGACATGGCAGTTTGGAGTTGCCGAGATGAGGCCGTTTGGAGAGTGGACTCCTGACCAGAATGACCTCAACAATGATAGCATTGATATAGCGCGTAATTGCTTACCCGGAATAAACTCCTACCTGCCCGCTCCCGGCCTCATCGCGCAGTCCGCAGCCGCCCTCCCGCTCCCCTGCAAGGGCCTCTGGTATGTGCAGACGGCAGCGGGCGAATACGACACCTACCTTGCCACCGCCGAGAAGCTCTACAAATACGATCCCGGCACCTCGTCCTTTACGGATGTGTCGCGGCTGGTGGGAGGTGCCTACGGCCTGCCCTCCGATGACTTCTGGGACGGCGTGCAATACGGCAACCGGCTCATCGTCTGCAATCTGGGCAATGAGCCGCAATTCATCGACATCGATAGCGGGACGGAATTCGCGGATCTGCCGAACGCGCCGATCGCACGCTTCGTGGATGTCAAGGACGACCACGTGGTCTTCAGCCATCTCCTGACCAATCCGCGCTCGATCGCATGGTCTGCCATCAATGACAGCGAGGACTACACGACGGGCACCTCGGGCACGCAGGAATTCGCCGATGCGGGCGAGGTGACGGGCTTCTGCTCCACGGCGGCCATCGTGTTCCTGCAGCGCGGCCTGCGCGGCATCGTCTCGACCGGCGACAAATATGCCTTCTCCTTCCCGGCAATGAGCAGTGAGAAGGGAACCGTCGCGCCGTGGAGCGTCCTTGAATTCGGCGCGCTCGCATACTGGCTGAGCGACAACGGGTTCTATGTGGGCAATGCCAACGAGCAGCGCAGCATCAGCGAAAAGCGCATCAGCAGCTATTTCTATGAGAACCTGAACCAGGCGAATGTCACGCACATCTTCTCGACCTTCGACCCGCACGCCTCACGCATCTACTGGACCTATCCGACCGCCGACACGGCGTGGAACGATCGCGCGCTGGTCTATGACTGGGCGCTCGACCGCTGGTCGGAGCTGGAGGTGGACATCTACATCATGTCGCGGCTGGCGACGGCCTCCGTCAGCCTCGACGCCTTCACCTGGCCGAGCATGGACGATCCGGGCCTGCCGTCGCTCGACAGCTTCTTCTTCCGCGCCGGCTCGCCGCTCCTCTCTGCGGTGGGCACGGACTTGCGGCTCTCCACGATGGAGGGGCCGAACCTGCCGGCGCTCATCGAGACGGGCAGCTACCAGTTCGGCGGCGCGAGCCGGGTGCGACTGCGCTCCGTGCTGTCCTTCATCGAGGGGGACGATGCGGAGAGCGTTACCGTGAGAGTGAGCAAGCGCCAGCGCTACGGCGATGCCTGGGCTGTTTCCGGAGCCATTCCGCAGCAGCTCAGCGGCAGATACCCGATGAATGCGGACGGCATGTTCCACAAGTTCGAGTTTTCCTTCCCGGCCGGTGCGAATTGGCTGCACGCGCACGGCTGGGAGCCGGACTTCGCACCCACGACTGGGCGATGAAGAACATCGACGCGCGCTCCCGCGATCTGCGGGAGCATGCCGAGGCGCTGCATCTTCTGACCCGCAACCGCTGGGGCGAGGTGACGCTGGCGACCGGCACGACGACGACCGTGGTGACGGACCCGACCGTGACGCCGGATAGCGTCATCATCTTTGACCCGCTGACCTCGAGCGCCCGCACGGCATTGGCGCTCACCTATGTGCTGGCGGCCGATCGGCTGCTTGGCTCTTTCACGATCACGCACGGTTCTAGTGCAGTGACAGACCGCACCTTCCGCTGGCTAGCGGCTGGAGACTGACATCATGGCAGACGACGACTGGAGCAGCCCGTCCTCGTGGAGTGCGGGCGGCGGCAGCATGTGGGGTGCGCCACAGGGAGGCATGCAGCAGCCCTATGCAAGCCCCTACGGCGGTTTTGGCGGCGGGATGGCATATGGAGGCGGCTGGGGCATGCAAGCGCCCTACGCGGCTCCTGGGGGCATGTCTCCCTATGGTGCCTATGCCATGCCGCAGCAGCAGATGATGGCGGCGGCTCCACAGGCGGCTACTCCGCAGGCGCAGACGATGGCGGCATCTGCCGGCAGTGTCACGCCGCTCGCGACTAGTGGGGAGGATATCTGGAACAAGATCACTGGCGATATCAACTTCGGCGGGGGGATGTCGCAGAACACGACTTTCACGCCGTGGGAGCCGCTCGGCAACCGCTACCAGGGACTATGGGGCGGCAAGCCGGGCGTCTTCACTGGCGCAGAGCAGGAACTGCAGAAGCAGCAGGGCCTTGGCCCGCTCGACTTCGATCCCTCGAGCGAGGCCGGCCTGAAGCGCATGGAGCAATTGGCGAGCGCGGGCAATCCGTTCTTTTCCGGTGCCCGCGATGCCGTGACCGGCATCACCTCCGGGCAGAACCGCATCAATACCGGCGGCATGTTCGGCAGCATGTATGACGATCCCGGCATCACCGGTTTCGACCAATACAATAGGATGCGGGGCCAGAACGCCATCGGCAACGATCAGCAATATCGCGACATGATCAACCGCGATGCCATTAGTGGCGGCCAGTTCAACCAGCTTTATGACAAGCCCGGCGTCACTACGGGCGGCTACAGCGACCTCGCGGGGCGGGACGCCGTAGGCCTTGGGAACTACCAGAACATCCTGCGGGGATCGGGTGGCCCGGGGTCGCTCTCCGGCGGCATGTTCGGCGAGGTGGCGAGCGGCGGCCGCGTCGACAGCAATCCGTATCGCGAGAAGGCGATACAGGATGCGATGAACCAAACGAGCGACCAGGTGAAAGCGACCATGAGCGCTCGCGGCCGCTACGGCAGCGATGCCTATGGCGATGCGATGGGCCGGGCGCTGGGCGAGGTGGCGACGACCGCACGCATGCAGGGCTACGACACCGACACCGCACAGATGATGCAGGCTGCACAAGCGAGGAGCGGCGAGGATCTGGCGCGGCAGGGCGTCGGCCTGCAGGCTGCCGGCGGCATAGCCGGGGCGCAGTCGGGGAATTACGCCGGCCGCCTCGCCGCCATGCAGGGGCTCACCGGGGCGCAGAGCGCAAACGTGGCGCAGCGCATGGGCGCGGCACAGGGCCTCGCCGGACTGCAGGGCACCAATGCCGCACAGCGGCTGGCGCAGATCCAGGGGCTGAGCGGCGTCCAGGGCCAGAACTACCAAGCGCAGCTTGGGGCTTTGGGACAAATGAACCAGGCGCAGCAGATGGCGCAGCAGCAGAGAATGGGCGCGGCGCAGGGCCTGACCGGAGTGCAGGGCCAAAATCTCCAGAACCGCTTGCAGGCGGCAGGCATGGCCCCGCAGATGCAGCAACTGCGCTATGACGATGCCTCGAGGATGATGCAGGCGGGCGCGGCACGCGAGGCCATGGCGCAGCAGCAGCGCGACTTCGGCTGGGGCCAGCTTCAGCAATACCGCAGCATGCTCGGCAATCTCCCCGGCTCGGCCGGACAGCAGACGCAGGAGTCACAGCAGCCCTGGTGGAATACCGCTCTCGGTATAGGCGCAGGTATCGGCGGGATCTGGGGTGGGATGGGAGGGGGCGCGTAAATGGCTGAGTATCCTCCCCGCGGCCCATTCGACAACCTCCGCGCGGGCGCACAAGGCATGTTCAGCGGCCTCTCGCGCGGCTTCCAGGGCGGCGCGACTGCCCTCAACCCCTACAGCAACCGGCTGTTGGGCTTCAGCGCGGGAATGCTCGGCGGCGGTCCGAGCGATGCCATGAAGGGGATGATTGCAGGCTCTGCACTGGACCGGGAGAGCGCCGATCGCAGGAAGCTCAATGAAGCTATTGCGGGACTGAAGGGCCAGTCGGGGGTGCTCTCGGGACTGAACGAGGCGGACTGGAGTTATCTGTCGGCGGCTGGTCCCGAGGCAATCGGTGATGCTTTTGCAGCGCGGCTGAAGGGGCCTGATCCAACGAAGTATGGTTTTCAGTCGATGGGCGGCAAGATGTTCCGCACCAACCCGGATACGGGTCAGTTGGAGGAGGTCTATAGCGACGAGAGCTACAACCAGCCGAAGCCTATGGATATCTTCCAGGCAGAGCAGGGAATGCGCAAGGAAGTCCACGCCGATGCAGATTTCCAGCGGTTCCAGAAGGCGGCTCCGGTCTATCAGAGCATGGTCGCAAGCGGATCGCAGAACGACCAGTTTGGCGATATCAACCTCGTCTATGGCCTGGCGACGATCATGGACCCCGGCAGCGTGGTGCGGGAGGGCGAGCAGCTCATCGTGCGGAGTGCCGCAGGCCTGACGCCAGAAGTGCTTGGCTACATCAACAGTCTGAACGGTGGCGCAAAGCTGATACCGGCAACCCGGCAGAAGCTTCTGCGGGAAGCCAAGGGCCGCATGGATGAATACAAACGGGCGGCGGAACAGCAGCTAAAATTCTACGAGAACGCTGCGGCGGAAAGCGGACTCGATCCGGGGCGCATCGTTCCGGACCTGCAAGGGCTTGGGGAGTTTGTGGCTGCCGGCGGTACGGTAAACCCGGACGGCTCCTACACCGATCCGGACGGCTTCACTGCCTCGCCTGAATAAGGAGCGCCTCGCATGCCCACGTGGACGATCACCGCGCCAGATGGCACGAAGATGTCTATCGAAGCCCATAGTCAATTGGAGGCGCTTCAAAAGGGCAAAGAGCAATTGGCCAATCCGCAGAATTCAGCAGCGGGTATGGGCAAAACGGCAGCATCAAGCCTTGTGCGCGGTCTAGGTTACGTTGCCGGAATGCCGGGCGATCTGATGGGACTGGTCGATGCCGGAGTGCGAAAGGCTCCGAAGCTGCTCGGCTATCCCGAGGCCCAGCTTCCTCAAGAGCGCACGGCGATAGGAAGGGCGACGGAAAGGTTTGCGCCGGTTCCGCCGACCAGTCAGGACGTTATATCGAGCGTCGAGAAGAACGTCACCGGACCGCTCTATCAGCCTAGGACGAAGGCCGAGAAATACTTGGGGACGGCTATGGAATTCCTGCCAGCGGCAGCGGCTGGGCCAGGGCGTCTTGCTGCGATGCCATTTCGGCAGTCCGTGAAGCAGACTACGCGCCGTGTAGTCCCGACCGCTGTCGCTCCTGCCATCGCTTCTGAGACGGCAGGGCAGTTGACGGAAGGCACGCCTTACGAGGGAGTGGCGCGCTTTGCCGGCGCGCTGGGGCCGTCAGCGCTGACTGCAACGCGGCGGCGGCCGGCCATGCCGAGCGTCAGCGATATGGAGATGGGAAAGCAGCAAGCTTACAAGGTGGTCGACAATCTCGGCACTCGCTATACGCCGGGCGCATATGGTCTTCTCGTATCGTCTATTCGCAACAAGGCAAAGCAACAGGGCATCAGCCCGATACGCCATGCGAATGCCCTGTCCATGATTGATGACATGGAGAAGACCTATCCGGGGATGTTCGCCGTTCCGGGCTCGCCAACATTGACTGAATTGGACATGCTTCGACAGAATGTCCGTGACGATCTGATGGGCAACAAGGTAGACGCTCGGTTCGGCGAAATGATCATTGATCGGATCGATGCTTTCGTTGATATAGCCGGCCCGATGCACACGACAAGTATGCAGGGATCACGTATTGCCGCTGATGCGATGCGCAAAGCGCGGGCCGCCAATACTCAATGGCGCAAGGCGGAATTGCTCGAGTATGAACTGGACAAGGCCCGGCGTCAGGCGGCGGTCACCGGCTCGGGCGGCAATGTCGAGAATACGGTGCGGCAGGCGGTCAACCGCATTTTGAACAAGCCGGCTCAATTGCGATCCTTCACTGCGCAAGAGCGTGAGATCATGCGTCAGATCGCTGACCCAGCCAGCACAAAGCAGGACATGCTGCGACTGGCTGGAAAGTTCTCTCCGGCCGGGAATGGGCTGATAGCGTGGCTCACTGTTGCTGCTTCAGTAGGCGTTGATCCGCTGATGGCTGTTCCGGCTGCAGCGGGCGCAGCAGCCAAAAGGGCATCAGAAGCCGCGACGCAGGGGCGGGTGAATAATCTGGAGCAACTGGTGCGGACGGGCGGTATCACTCCCTCTCCACAGTCGGAGGCTGCGCGGCAGATGGCCGTCACGACGATGCTTCAGGGGCCACGATCAGCTGGCCAGCAACCGCAACAGTCGCCGTTCCCCTATCTACGGCCACCGCAGACGGTACCGTAGGTATACAGCCTGCCAGATCCTCTGGCCGATGCCGAATGCAATTGCTGTGATGACGAAGGATAGAACGCCTGCGGCCATCATGGAGGTCGTTGTATCCAGCTGGTGAACGGCTTGGGTAAGGCTGAGCCAAACGACGCAAAACGCTACTCGAACCATCAACGTCTCCCTTAAAGCCCGTCTGTAGCAAGCGCTGGCGTTCTCCTCAACTCATTCCCAAGCATTAGGAAAGGCACTTCGATGGACCCGAGGCTATGGGCTGGGAAGCGCCAGAGCACCAACATCAGGGACTGGCGCAATTACCCGCCTGCCTCTCCAAATCCGGGTTCTCCCCCAGCGTTTGACCCGGGCATCGACTACGGCCCTATGGGTCCGCGCTACAACGCCCAGCGCGGCAAGTATGGAGAGGACATCTACGATCAGCTCGTGATGGGAGAATTGCCGCCTGTCAATAATGGAATAACCCAAACAGTGGTGCGGGAGGGGGATGATCGGGGTTATTATATCCCTTCCAATTTCTCTTCGACCCTGCCGCCTGAGCCTACGTATTTCGAGGGCAACATGCCGCGCCCGCGCCCGCTCAATGCTCTGGAGCAACTGCAGGAGCAGCAGGAGCGCGACAGCAAGTTCCGTGTGCGCTCCGTGCCGATGAAGGATGTAGGCTTTACGCCGGAAGGCCATGTGTTGCCGCCAGGGCCGCAAAGCTGGACTGAGACGCCGCAAGAGACGATCGGCACGCATGGCGGTCCCGGCGATCTGATAGCCCCGCCATCCCCACCGCAGCAGGACACACAGAGCGTGGCCGCCGTATTCGGCAGCCCACAGTCAGGAGCCACAGCAATGGCCGAAGATCCGCGGCAGAAGGCTGCCCGCATTGCGCGTGAGGCTTTCGGGCGTGATCCAAGCCTGATCAAGGAGTTCATGCCGAAACTGCAGGCGGTCGGCGTGGACCCTGCCCTGGGCGCGCCTGAGGGCTGGTCTCTGCCCGATACAGGCACGCTTACGGCAGACGACATGGCGGCTCCGTGGAATGGACCGGCCCCGCCACCGGCCGCACCTCTTCCTCCCGAGCTAATCGATCCCGGCGCGGGCGGGCGTCCGTTCTCGCAGAGTGGTTTTTCGCCCACGTCTCCCTTTGCCGATCCGGCAATGAATGCGCGTATCGACCAAACGCGCAGCATGGAGCGGGTCGCTCCCCCTCCCGACTTCCCGCGCTATGATCCGCTGATCTCCCCGAGCGCTCCTTCCATGCAAATGCCATCGGTGACGGCGACGGCCAATCAAGGTCCGCCATCTCCAGCAGTCGGCTCCTATGCCGGCGGGGCCTTTCGGGCACCAAGGCCACCGCAGGCGCGGCCCCCGATCGAGAATCTGCCTGTCGCCGACATATTCAGCGGCGGTGGGGCTGGACCTTTCGCGGGGAATATGCCCCGCCCGCGTCCGGAAATGGGGCCGCAATTTGCCGGGAACATGCCGCAGCCTCGTCCGGCTGGCGGGATGGCATTCGCCGGTAACATGCCGCAGCCTCGTCCGGACATGCCTCAGGATGTGGCGGCGCGTTCGCCTCTCATTGATCCGGGGCGCTTGGACGCTGGCCTGCCCAGCCCGGCTGCGGCCCCCCTCTCCGTCAGGACTGGCCTGCGCATCCCTGACGACGCCAGCATGCCGCCCGGACTGGCCCCACCCATCAGGACGGGCTTCGGCAATGAAGCTCTCAGTATCGATCCGGCGACAGGAATGCCCCGGCAGCCGGACATGGCGCAGCAGATGCCGGTACCAGCACCCATCGATCCGGCAGCAATAGCGGAGGCGCGGCAGACGCTGCAGAGGCATCCTGACACGGGAAGGATACGCACTGCACCGGGCTTTCAGCAGTTCAACGAGCCGGCAAGAGTGCCCCCAGTGCCGGGGCAGGCTGAGCGCCCGCTCATCCGTCCGGATCTCACGCAGGCAGCCGCAAATTTCACGCCGCCAGCTCGTTTGCCGAGGGCACGCCCGCCGGATGAGGCAATGGCAGCGCTTGTGCCGCAGAATGGCCTCCCGACATCAGTCATGGAGAGCATTCGCGCAGGCTACGATCCAAGAGCAAGCGGAGGGCCGGTAACACCGGAAACACCGGAGGAAGCGGCGGCACGGCGCGCTCTGATCGCCAAGGGTGGCAGGCCCGATGTCGTGCCGGGATATGCAGATCCTGATGAGGGACTGATCGCCGGCCCGGAAGTCGGAGCGATCAACGCGGGTCAGCGGCTACCGCCACCGCCAGACGCGACTGTGCAGCAGACCATAGATGCGCCGACCAGCTCTCTCGCCGCGGCAGGGCTCGAATACGCCGGCCCCACCGCGAAATCCCGCCAGACTGGCTTCCTCGGCAATCTCTTCGACCGCGAGCACTTCGTCGGCGGTCCCGGCTTGACCGCATCGCCCAGCACTGTCGGCACGGACTACACCAAGAGCGCCAAGCCGGGGCGCGGCAAATACAAGCCCGCCGAGAACGAAAGACTGGCACGGAATATCGGCAAGACGGCCGGTTTATTGACCTCGGTGGTCGGCGTGCCGTCGGCAGTTGGCGTGCCGCTCTTTGGCGCGGCAGGTGCCATGGTCAATCGCGCCCTCGACCCCAACCGCCAGATCATCGAGCGTGGCCCCTTTCGCTTCTTCGGCGGCATCTTCGGCGGCGGCACGAAAAAGAAGAGCGAGCGCGACAAGCTCGGCACGCCGCCGTCGTCCGAGCCTGCCGGCGTCAGGGAAGCCGCTGCTGCTGCTAGTCGCAGCGGCCTCGGCAGCGATCGCTACTCGGGCGGAACGTATAACGACTACTCGACGGGCGGCCGCTACATCAACGAGGGAATTGGTGGGAGGTTTGGGAATAGGTAGCAGCTAGAGATGCGGCCAGCGAAGTCGGGTCTTTATTTTATTTATAGTCCGCGTGGTAATCCCATAGTCAGCAGCTATTAGTCTATGAATGCGAGTATCGGCACGAATTGCCAGCACGTCTCCTTTAGTTAATTTGGAGTGGTTATTCCACTCTCCAGCCTGAAGATATCGTCCCTTACGCGCTCTATCGCCGTTATTGTCTTTGACGGTGCCTAGAAACAGGTGGCCTGGGTTTACGCAGCTGGGCGTATCACAGTGGTGAAGAACCCATGTGTTGGGCGGTATATCACCACGATACGTGAGCCACGAGAAGCGGTGTGCTCTGTAACTTTTGTGCTTCCCATAGCCATCCCTGTCAACGCTGTCTTCCCACAGCCAGCAGCCTGAATTCGGCTCGGGAATATACCGCTCATCAAAGGGCGGGGCCTTCACACCTCTCATAACATCATTCTATCATGGAGACCTATCGTGGGTCCAAGAGACTATTCGACCACGGCCGCCAGCAACCTCTCTGTGGGCGACCCAAGCGTCTCGATCGCGGAAGGCTGGTTGCCGGCATCGGTTAACGACGCGATGAGAGCGCAGCTCGCCGACGTGGCCAAGCTGCTGCTCGATCAGGGCGGCGAGATCGTGACGACCGGCTCCGCCGGAGCCTATGCCGTCGCCCTGAGCACAGCCCCGAGCAGCTATGCAAACAACCTCCTCTTCGTCTGCAAGCTCAATCATGACGCTCCCGGTCCCTCGACCATGAACATCAACGGCTTGGGCGCGAAGGACTTCAAGCAGCTCGTCGAGGGCGTGGCGAGCCCGCTGACGGTGGGCGACGGCCCTGCCGGGCACCGGGCAATGTGCGTCTACAGCACTGCCGACAATGCGGTGCTGATGCTCAATCCCGCCGGTGTCGGCGTGCTCTACGAGGAAAACGGCGAGGATCTCAGCGCGAACGTCTACAATGCAAGCATCATGTATCCGGCCCCGCCGGGTACCTACGAATGGTACCAGAACGAGAATTTCGGAATAGTGCGCGGCAGTTTCGCCGTCCTCGACGAGGCCACGGGATCGGCCCCTCCCTACAAGGGCGACTATGGCGGCTGGATGCCGCTGTTCTTCGCACGCAATTACGGCACTACCAGTGCGCCTAGCGGCTCAGCCTACCAGCACCCGCAGGAGTCCGAAGGGACGCCAAAGGTCTATCTCCGCGGCGGCTTGGTAATGCGGGAGGAGGACGATGCCATCGATCTCGTGGGCGATCGGCTGAACTTCGATGGCAGCGGACAGATCACGTCACCGCCGAACCCCACCGACGCGGCTCCGGTCATTCGCATGTATTCGCGCATCGCCGGCGTCGACCACTTCAACGTCAATGCCGGCGGCGGATCTCCGAAGGCAATTGCCGCCATCAATATCGCGACCAGCACCATCACCACGTCGACTCTGCACGGGCTCGCCGTCAATGACCGAGTTGTCATTGCCGGCGTCGGCGGCACCACGCAGCTCAACACTTCCGGCCAAGGCTATAGCAACAACGGCTATGTGGTCAGGACCGTCCCCAGCACGAGCACGCTGACGCTGCAGAACCTCGCCAGCGCGGCGATCAGCTTCTCCGGCTGGGGTGCATGGACGAGCGGCGGCACCGTCACCAAGGCCGCAGCCCATTACGGGATCTCGCATCCGGGAACGGGCACCACCGGGCGCTTTGCGCTCTACCAGCAGCGATACATTCCGGCTGCCGACTATTCGACCACGGGCCGCTATTCCGGCTACCACGAGTTCCAGGCCACACGCCCGGCAAGCCTTACACCGAGCGCGCTGGAGACGGCGGCACGCATTTACGCTCCCACTCTCGCCAGCGGCAGCACCGGGCTGCGACTGTTCGTCTATGACGGCAGCAGCACCGTGGAGCGGGAGGTCAAGACCAAGGCGCTTGGAGACCTCGATCCGTCCGATCGCGTGCTCTACGTCGACCAGGCCGAAGCCGGCGTCGGCCGTATCCTGCCCTATAACCAGCAGCTCTCGAGCAATGGCGGGGTGACTCTCACGGTCGAGCAAAACGGCTATACGATCTATTCCGGCTCCCCGCCCAGCCGCGCTGTCTTCACCGGACCCGCGGTCTTCCCGGCGGGACTGCGCTATCGGTTTGTCTCTGGCGGCGTTAATGGACAGCGGTTCGTGGTGGGAGCCGGGACTATCCGGGGGCGGCCATTAACAGGCCCTATAATCGGCACGTCAATCCAAAACGACACTCCCCAGGACGGCGACGCAATCGTCGTCGAGACCGTTTCCGAGCTGGTGACGTACGTGGTCTCGATGGTGGGGGACTGGAGGATCTCGTGAATAGTCATTGGTTGCCGCTGCGCCGCTGCAAGCGCGATTGCTGGTGGATGCCGGACGAGGAGTGGGGATGCAATGTCTGCCGCCCTCGCCTGGCTGCTCCTGTATCTGATGCTGCAGCCCGAGCATCATCACCCGCCGCCTGACGGGCATCCCAAGCACGATCAATGCTGCATGCATAAGGGCTGCAATCGCCACCAGCATTTCAGCGGTCGCGCCTGCGGATTGCCTTTCGATTGGGATCATTGATGGGTGCGCCCGGCGCTCCGCAAGCTGGGGGGCTTGAAGTTGCGAGGGATGGAGCGTCGGACGCGCGGCTTAGATGGTGGCTTGTTGTCACAGCCGCAAAGGCCGGCCGCAATGCACGCCCTGGCGGAATGGTCAGGGATGATCGGGTAGGGGCAGCAGATGCGATAGATAAGAGCCGCCAGCCAGTCGACGCGGTACCAGCTAGCCCACAAGGCGAGGCGGCTGAGCGAGCGGTAGATCACGATGGGCCACTCCTGTTTACATAGGGTGCGCAGGTTCGCCAAACCTCAAAACGTGAACGCAGAGCGAACCCAGTGCCGCAAACGCCGAACCTCGGGCACCAAAATCCGCAGAGTTCCGCCTGCTCCACGGAGAGCCCTACGTTGACATCGTAGGGGTCCGGCGTTCGATCCGCCGCGCGCCCACCATATCTCTCAATGGGTTAAGGGTCATTTCAACGTAGCGCTCGGTGGAATTTCCATGACACTAGGCGGGCTCGTAGGTGGCGGCAAAGATGTCGGGCTTGCATGGATAGAGTTCCCCTGCCACGCCCTTGATAATCCAGTCACCCTCATCGGCTCGCATCGTTCCTTCCAGCGTTGGAATTTCGCAGAAGACTGGACCTTCCCCGAATTTGCCCATGCCGTGCGTGATGATAGCATTGCGCGAAACCGCGTCGTCGAACCAGTCGGGAAACGGCTGTGGTCCGTTATTGCGTCTCGTGAGCCGCATCGCCTCGATCACGACGGGCTTCTTACGATAGAGTGCCATTGCGTTTCCTCCTCATCGGCCCCAGGTCATCGAACTCCAGCGCGCTTGCAGCCCTGCCCAGATAGTCGGGACTAAAGCGGGCATACACGTTCCTCGTGACGTTGACGTTGGAGTGCCCTAGCATTTGCGCGATCTCCTCCATGCCCACTCCATCCTCTGCGAGATGGACAGCCGCCGAATGTCGGAGGAGGTGCGGGCTGACGTGGTCTAGCCCTGCCCGTGTAGCAGCAGCCTTCAGACCGCGCTTGACGCTCTTCACCGGCCGCCCTGCCCATTCTATCACCCACGGCGTCAGCGCGCCCTGGCGGGCCTCCAGAAGGGCAGCGCGAGTAGTGCGCAGCATGGGGACTATGGCGCGTCCTTTGTGGGGAGCGGTGAGTGCAGGGTCACGCAGATCAATCCGTCCATTCTCGAAATCACAGCGGTCCCACCGAAGCCCAAGTATTGCTGAGTTTCGGGCGGCAGTTGTGTAAGCCAGGATGGCATAGAGCCGTATGTGAGGGTGACTGGCGGCCTCCAGGAGTGCTCGGACTTGCTCGCGGGTGAGGTGTCGCTCTCGGGGCCTTGGCTTGGGCGGCCTTTCGATGTGCGGGGCACGTGCGATCAGTCCTTGCTTTTCGGCCCATCGAAGAACCATCCGCAAGTGACCGAGTTCGGTGTGGATGGTCCCGTCTTTAATGGCGTCACGACGACGTGCGTCGATGTGGGCGCGGCAGTCGGCAACCGTAACAGCATGAGCCTCCATTGTCCCAAACCGATGGCGTAAAGCTTTCCACGTATGCCGCATCGTGCCAATGACGGCACGGCCACTTTTGTCCAGACAGAAAGCACCCCAGAGTTCTTCAATGCTCGTTCCTTTCGGCCTTGTCAGCTCTGCGTAGAGCGACGGCGCAAGCCGCTCAGCCTCGCTCGGGCTAGTGGTTCCAAGCGAGTAACGGTGTCTCCGCCCATCTCGCCACCAGGTGAGGCAGAGGCGTCCGTTGAGCCGTCCGATGCGGTAGCCTGTAGGCATTCAAACTCCTCCGCGCATTCCAACGGGATGCGAAGCAGCTTGCCGCCAAGCCGGAAGGCGCGCAACTGGCCTTTGGCAATGAGGTTGCGGATATGCCGCTCCGAGCACATCCATTCGCGCGCCAGGGCGGCAGGGGTGTAGACGGACATCAGTCTCCGCCTCCGCTGTCTTTGGCGATCAGAGCGCGGATGGCGGCGGCGATAGCGTTATGGCGAAACTCCTTCTCTACCGTCTGTGCCGCCTTTTCCAGTGCAGAGGCTTCGATGAGAGGAGCGACGGCGGCGAGGACAACCGCAGCGTAAAATTGAGTATCTATCGCGCGAATAGCCTCATCGCTGCTGTCCTGTAGCGCCCGCATTGCAACTTCCATGATGGTTGGGTCGCTCACGTCTTCCCTTAATCCTCTGGTTTCCAGTCACGGAGGGGCTTCAAGGGGCCTTGCGGATCAAAAATTTTGGCTTCCCATTCAACAGTAGGGTTTGCGCGCTGTGCCTTCAAAATCTCGCGCACCATCGTCGCAAAAGCCTCACGATCCGCCATATCGATTTCGTACGGAGAGGGCGTCGAGTGGATCGCAGCGTCAATCATTGCATCTGTAATGATGTCCGCCCGCTCCAGTGCAGCGGCTTCGATGAGAGGGGTGACGGCGGCGAGGACCACTTTTGCGAGGTTGCGATAAAATGTGCGACCAATTTCCTCTTGATCCTCCCAAGTAATTTCTTTGAGATAGGCGGCGGAGACTGCCCGCGCCGCAGCTTCTATGATGGCTGGATCGGTCATCTCAGTCGCTCCCGCGATCCTCTTCCTCAGCCGCCCTGCCGGCCTTGCAGTCGCAGTATCTCCAGCCATTGCCATCTTCAGGGCCCTTGAAGAGATAAACGCCCTCGTCCTTGCACTTCAGGCAGTCGTAAGGCAGCGGCTTGGCGTGTTCGCTCTCGTGCTCGCTCATCGTAAGACAGTCTCCCCGTTCATCAGCTTCTTGTATTTCGAGTTCCGCGAGCCCGGCATGGTGGACTTGCGCCGGATGCCCATCCGCTTATCAGCAAGCCGCCGGGTCTTATCGATCTCAGAGCGGCGCTCCTGGGTGGTCAGTCCGTGGCATGATCGGCAGAGCACGATGCAGTTTTCCAGCGTGGCCTCGCCCCCGAGATAGGCCTCGATCCGGTGGTGATATTCCAGCCGCTGCTTGCAGCCGCACAACTCGCAGCGGCCATTGGCGCGCAGGAAAGCATCACGGCGCACGGCCTTGGAAAACTCGCGTCTATCCATTGCCGTGCGCCTAGGCATTAGATCAGAAGCACGTCGTCGTGTTGCCGTATGTCGTGCAGGTGGTCGTGCCGCTATTGCTGCTACCCGTCTCAAAGCATGTCGTCGTATTGCCGTACGTGGTGCAGGTGACGCCGGCCCACGCATTGCTCGCGAACAGGACGATCCCGACAGTCATCAAAACTCTACGCATTTTCACTTCTCCCTTGCTAAAACCAGTAGATGACGAAAACGAAAGACCAGAAGGCGAGGCTGACGGCCACGAGGCAGCCGAGCGCTCGCTCGCGCGAAATTGGCTCACGCGGCGATGCCTGCCGGGTCATTGAACTTCACGCCGTGGCTGACGCCCCAAGCGGCAATTAGCTCTAGAAGATCGGACATCTCCTCCTTGCTCAGGTCGCTGGACGAGCGGCCCAAATTGACAAAGCCCGTGCCATCCAAATTCGGGACGATCCGCAGTTCGCGCTTGAGCGCGTCCATGAAGATCAGCTTGAAGTCATCAGCCTTCAGCGTCACGCCGTGCCACTTCACCTGAGCGGCGATCTCAGTGAGCATCGCCCACATCCTCGCGGACTGAGGAAGCGATCTCTTCACTGCCTTGAATTCTAGGCGAGTGCCGGGAGGAGCACGCTCGACCCACTGCCGCGCCCGCTCGCGGTCCTCTGCCCTCCGCAGCACGATCAGCGCTCGCGACATGCCTGCCTCCAGGCGATCTTGCGGGCGGTAGCCTCGAGGCGCTCGATCAGCGCATAGTCGCGCGTGAAGGGAGGGCTGTTCCGGAGATGCCAGATCGCTTGCCGGTAGTGCGTCGGCAGCGGGTCTTTCCAGATGATCCCGACACCCGGCAGATATGCGAGGCTCAAGAAAGGCAGGGGAGCCCGTTCGCTCATTTGCCTTCCCTATGACGGATCACGCCCTCAAGGCCGCGCACGCGGAGGGAGAACCAAAGCGCAGGCAGAAGCCGCGTAGCTAATAGCTTGCAAGCCTTCTTGCGCTGTCCGTTCTTCCACCACCACAGAACGGCTTTAAGCAGCGGCTCGACGCCCCATCCGGTTTCCATGCGCTTCATTTGCCCGGCGTCTCGCCAAGCTTCTCCATGCGCGCGGCCTTCAGCGCCCGGAGCTGCGAAACCTGATCCTTGGTGAGCATCTTGAGGCCTTCGCGAAAGCCGGCATTGTCGGCGCGCATGACGAGTTCGGTCAGGGTGGCGGCGTTCTCCAACCACTCCCAGCACTCGTGAAATTTGGCGTCCTGCTCGTCGGCTGCCCCCTGTAGAAATCGCTCAGCGGCAGTGACCGGCTCTTGATATTCAATGCTGTCCTTCAGGGTCTGCTTCAATGAACCGGGCTGGCTGAAATCCGCGAGGCGCTTGTCGAAAGCCTCGGTGGCGCTATCTCGCCAGTCGTCCTTCCAGCTTGGGTAAACATCCCTGACCCATTCCTCGCGCAGGCGCTCGACCTCGCGTGCCGACTGGCAGTCCTTTAGGGCTTGCTCCAGAGTGGCCCAGTCACCGTCGCGCTTGGCCTGTGCGCTGCTCTTGCGCTTGGGGAAAAAGGGATTGGCCGGGGTGCCGTTCTTCGCGCCTTCCTGAGCGGCGTTTCCGTCTTCGTCCTCTTCCGCTGCCACGCCGCATATGGCGGCCCATGAATAGCGGCGCGCATAGGTGATAGCACTGCCCATGACGTGCGGCCGATCGCTGCTCGGGATCGGATACTCGCTCACGATCCACTGCCCGGAAGCGTGTCCAAGGCGGGTGATGAGCACCAGGCCTTGGCCATTCGTGCTCATCACTTGGTGGATCGATAGGCCGTGCTTGGCGAGATGCGGAACGGTGGCGTCCCTGATGCTCGCCAAGTCCGCGTATTTCGACTTATAGGCGGGATTGGTTTGGTTGTAGGGCGCGTTAGACATTTCGGCCTGTGCTGCCGCCAATGCTGCCAGCAACTCGCTCACTGGCACATGTCCCAGTGTCTCGCTCACGGGTATTCCTCCAACAGGCGCTGTTCCTCAGTCTGCAAACTGTCCTCGAATTCCGCGTCCCGCTGCTTGAGGTCAGCGAGCGCTGCCTCCGGCGTGCGTCCCCAGCCGTGGCGGGAAGGCTCTTCGTCATCGCCGTCGTGCATGGCGCGCCAGTCCCATTCGCGCATCGGAATGGGCGGCTGCTCAAAGGTCAGGCGGATGTCCTTGACGTATTCGATTTTGGGCTTTTTGCTTTGACACGTCGGACACGGTTGAGGTGGGTCAACTGGCTTCAAATCTGGCCCTTGCCACTCATGCTTGATGCCGGTCCCCTTGCAGCTTCCACACTTCACGGGATCGTCAGAGACGATGGGGTAGCCATCCAAGTCGTGGCCGACGACGACGGGCTTGCTGGTCATGCGGGTTCCATCCTTCTGGAGCGGGCCAAGAGCCGCGCAGTTGGCGAGGGTCTGAGTGGCCTCGCGCACGTCATTGAGGATGCTGCGGAAGGGCTCGGGAACGTGGGCGTTGCTCATGGCTCGCGTACCGCTGTTCGCGAGGCCACTACGTCAAGCATTTCATCGGCTATGAGATAGGCGCAGAGGGCTGCCGATTTTCGCTCTTCGGGATTGTAGGAATGGTGTAGGTTCATGCCAGCGAGCGCCTGACCCGCGAACCAGTCGCGGAGCGACATGCCGTAATCGCCGTGTATCGTTTCGTCGGTCGAGTGGTACACGACAGTTGGAAATGCTGCGTCTCTGGCTTTCATCTCAGCGCTCCTGCGATATCCGGGCCGATGGCGTAGATGCCGAGGCCGATGATGACGACAGCCACGAAGAGGAGGAGCAGCGCGAGAACGTCGTCGATGAAGGGGTTCATCACCAGCCCCAATGCTCGATATCGGTGAGGAACGAGAGCGCTTGCTCTTGCGTGGTGAAATCTTGGTAGAAGCCGTCCGGCCCGTTGACCTCCCAAGTGTCCCAATGGGGAACTTGGCGCACGGCGAACTTCTTGCCGCTCGCGAAGGTCACGACGGTCTCGTATTCGCCGCGTGAGGCGTTCCATTCCTCGGTGATCTCAGGCTCGGGAAGCTCGTCCTCTTCCGGAGCGGGCTCCTCGCCGTATTCCGGCTCACGGGTGAGCCAGGCGTCATATCCGGGAAGGCTTTCGTAGTCGCGCATCGCTCTCTCCCCTCGTCTCTGATGGAAGATACGCTATCCTCAATCGAGGACAGCGGTCAAGAGGTGAAAGCGAAAAAAGATATCAACAGGCTGCGTTGCGCCTACCGCAGTACTGTGGTTTTCTTAACAGCCTGAGGAGAGAGAAGTGGTCAAACTTCCGCGCAGGAACGCCATTGCAGCGTTCATGAGAAATGCGGCGGAGCTGGAAACAGCGACCGCCGGATTAAGCGCTTCTCAGGAAAAGGGATTGCTGGCCGAAGGTTTGGCCAGGTTCAGCCGCCACCGCGCGCGAGGGATCGGGCAAGCTCTAGAAGAAGCTGCTGCTGCGCAGAGGGCAGATCAGACAGCAATAGCAGCAACTGCTCGTGCACCGGGGACATCTCGATCCCGAGGATGATGTAAGTCACGCTGACGCTGATTACGGCGCAGATTTTTACCAGCCTGGGGAGCGTCGGCTCCTTATTCTCTTTCAAAATGCCGTGAAGGTAAGACGCGCTGCAGCCGGCGGTCAAAGAAATGGCGCGCATGCTTTTGCCGCTTTTATCCACGGCTGCCTGAAGCCGCTGACGCCACTCTTCTTCTGACATGGCAGGCGCTTAGCACCATTTTGCCAAAAATGTCTCGGCCACAATAGCTTACACTTGACGTGTCCTCAAGAGCGTAGCTAGTGTATGCGATGGAAGATGCACTGCTTCGCGAGATCCGGACATTCCTGGCGGAAAGCCGCATGTCGCCCAGCTATTTCGGCAAGGCGGCGGTGGGGAATTCCGAGATGGTTGGCCGGCTGGAGGCTGGCAACACCGTCACGCTGCGCACTGCCGAGAAGGCGCGCCGGTTCATAGCCTCGCGGCGCGCCCTGCATCGCTCCTTCCGCCGCGCCGCCAAGCAGGAGGCAGCGGAGTGAGCACGCAACCCGATCTCTTCGGGGACATCCTCAGTCCTCCACCATACTCGCGCTCTGGCACCAGCGAAGAAGCGGCCGAGAGCATGACAGAGACGGCTGCGACATTGCGCGGTCGCATTTTGCGCTTGGCTATCCGGCGGGGATTGCACGGATTGACGAGCAAGGAGGCCGGCGAGCTTTTTGGACTTTCACAGAACACCTGCCATCCCCGGTTCTGGGAACTTGAGACGGAGAACGACGGGCCATCGGCACGGAAGGTTCGCGAAACGGTCGCGCGCCAATTGTTTGTAGTGCCGGCGGTCCGCCGCGACCGGCACAATGTGTATTTCGCCTTCGCCGCCGTCAGTCCTGAACAGGTGCGCGCACATTACGGACTGCATCCATTGGGAGAGAGAGAATGACTGAAGCAGTAAAGCCGCCGAGCATCCCGGCCAAAGACCCTATCACCGAGGGCGTGCAGGCGCGCCTACGGCATTTGCGCGAGGTGATCACCGCCTTCAGCGGCGATCTGAGGGAGATGGAGCGGTTGGAGAAGGCGCTGCTTGCAGCGACCGATCGCCTGGACAGGCACTCGCAACTTATCGGCATGGAAACGCAGCTTCTGGAGCAATTGCTCAAGCGCGACACCAGCAAGCCGCCAGTGGCCAAGGGTGCCTCCGTGGTGCCGTTCGTCGACCATGTGGAGGAGGCTTTGCAAACCCTCACCAGCGGCATGAAGGCGGGCTAGTGCCGCAATGGCCAAGCGCTGCTACCCAGCCTGGAGCGAGGAGCGCGTGGAGCGCCTGCGCGTCCTATGGTTCAAGGGCTTTAGCGCTTCCGAGTGCGGCATGGAGTTGGGCTGCTCGCGCAACGCCTGCATCGGTGTCGTGCATCGCCGCGGCTGGCACTACAAGGAGCGGCAGCCGCGACCCCTGGCATCGCGGGTCCGGCATTTGGTTATCCGCCCGCCGCCTCCAGAGCCGCCTCCAAAGCCGAAGCGGGTCCACAAGCCAAAGCCCGTTGCTCAGTTGCTCGCTAGCGAGCAGCCAGTGAGCAAGGAGCCTCCCGCGCCCTTCACGCTCTCCCTTCTAGAGCTAGGGCCACGGCACTGCAAATGGCCCTGCGACAGCGACGTGCTTCCGTTCACGTTCTGCGGTGCATTGCGGGAGGAGGGAAGCTCGTACTGCCCGAAGCACCATTATCGCGCCCACTACAAAGGCACGCAGGCGGACATCGATCGCACGATCAAAGGGTATCATTTCGGGAAGGCGGCCGCATGAGCAAATTCGGCCCCAAGGGCCCGACTGGCGGGCACGGCTTCAAGCGCTTCAGGCCGAGCCCCGCGGAGCTGCGTGCGGCCGTGCTCGCGATCCCCAGGGACACACGGGACATTACGGGCCAGGTATGCGGCGATCCACTGCCCGAGAGGAGCGCCTTGGCTCGCAAGCAGGCGGACAAATGAAGCGCCCTCGCGATCTTTTTGGGAACGTCGTCCGCCCGCCGCGCGAGGACGCCATCCATGCGGCGATCGTGGAGTTCCTGCGCATGGCAGGTCATCCAAAACTGCTTTGGTGGCACGTTCCGAATGGCGCAATGGTAAAGCCCTCGGCGCGGATGTACTTCGCGCGGCTCGGCTCACTCTCTGGGATGGCTGATCTCAACCTCGTCCTTCCCGACAAGTCTGTCGCTTTCATGGAAGTGAAGCAAGAGGGCGGGCGACTGAGTGAGGCGCAGCAAGCCTTCCAGGCGAAGTGCGCTTTGCTGGGGCTGAAATACCAAATTGTGCGCTCGATCCCGGATGCCGAGGAAGTGCTTCGAGACTGGGGCGCACTGCGTGGTGCGCGTGAGCCTGAGCCTGATACCTGGGAACACATCAGCCAGCCGCTAGCGCGTGTCGTGGATAAGCTGGCGCGTCAGCGCAAGCGAGTAGCGTAAGCGTAAAAAGTATCAGGCCGAGGCGCTCCCGAGCCTCGGCCTGAAAAAACTGAAGCCTGTAAGGAGGCTCCACAATGCTTACACAGCATAGTTTTGCGACAACTTGTCAACAGGCGTTTGCGCGCGGGAGGGCGGCATGATCAGCCCTGCTGTTCTCGATGTCATGCTTTCTGCTGGTGCATCGGCTGAGTTGATCGTCTCTGTCGTGAAGGCGGCCATTGCTGACGACGAGAGTGCAATTACACGGCGGCGCAGTGCGGACGCAGAACGTCAAAGGCGTCACAGAATGTCACGTGACATAACGTTAGTCACGCGTGACAAACGTGACAGCCCCCTTTCCCCCGAGACAAAGGTTCCCCCCACACCCCCCTTAAAAACTCAACCCCTATTCCCCAAAGAAACCCCCTCTATCGAGGGGGGAAAGAAAACCCCAAAAATTCGGACGAGGATCATTCCCGGCTGGGCTCCGAGCGAGAAAGATCTCGAATACGCCCGAAAGTCGGGCCTTCTCGAAACCGATATCCGCACCGAAACCGAGAAATTTCGCGACCACCACCTCAAAACCGGATCGCTGTTTCTCGACTGGAACGCCGCATGGCGAACGTGGTGTCAGCGTGTCAACGAATTTGCCGTGAAACCACGGGTTAACGGCACCGGCAACTATCCGATCTCTGACATTCGCAAAGGGTTCTAGCCAATGGTCGTCGTCAACCTCGAAAACGACGCGGAAGCCGCTGCCAGGTTTCACCGGATACGCCGCGAGAACCCTTGGGCGATAGCGGGTCTTTATCGCTTCGATGACCTTCCGAAACGTCCACTGCTGCAGACGTGGCGGACATGCTTCCCCGACTGGTCCGGAGTAGCTCTCGCGCCGGGCATGGTGAGCATCGCTACGGGTCTTCCAGGCTCCGGCAAAACGCATCTCTTGGCGCAGATCTGGAACCACGTCGTTGGCAAATACGGCTTGCGGGCGCTGGTCGCCTCGTTCGAGTGCGCGCCGCATCCCTACTATGTGCGCTATCTCCGAGAGTTTTTTGCTCGTCGCCGTGAAGCCGAGATGTCGGAGAAGCAGCTTCGCGAGGCTGATCAGTATATCCGCGACCACTACATGTTTCTGCTGCATCCGGACGAGACGCCGACGCTCGAATGGTTTCTTTCGATGGCTGAGATTGCGGTGGCTCGCGAGGGCGTGAAAGTCATCCAGCTAGATCCGTGGAACCGGCTGGAAAGCCAGCGCGGACCGAAAGAGACTGAGCCAGA